TCAGGTTGATGATGGTTCGACTCTCGTTTACGAAGGTCAACTCAATCCTTCCACAACCCCCTTCAAGACCAGCGTATTCCCATACCAAGGTCTTCTTTCGATTGTTACCTCCGGTATTGCTATCGTTGAAGTTGATGCAGCTGCCGCTGCCTTCAGTGTAGACGACGCTGTATATGCCACAACAACTGGAACCGCCACTAAGGCTGCCGGTGCTGGTGTTGTTCTTGGTCGTGCTCTTGACACCTCTGCTGCCACTACCGCTGGTCAGTATATCCGTGTTAAGCTCGGTAACGAAGCTGGTGCTTGATAGATATAAAGGAGAGTAATTAACTATGATGAATCTTGATCAGGTACGCGTAATTGACCCTATTCTTACGCAACTCGCCCAAGGCTATAAGAATGCCGAAGGTGTGGCTACATTCTTCGCTCCTTCGGTATCTATGAATACCAGAGCCGGACGTACACTCGTTTTTGGTAAGGAGGCTTTTGCGGCTCAGTCGTTCCTTCGCGCTCCTGGAACTAACATCCAGAAGATCCAGAACGAGTTCGGAACCCGTTCGTTCGCTCTCCGTCAGGAAGCGATCAGCTGGGAAATCGCCGAGGAAGTCGCTGCTGAAGCCAAGAACGGCGCTGCTCAAATTGACCTTCGTCAGTTTGCTGCTAAAGACGCTGCTAACCGCCTCATGCAGTCATGGGAAGTTCAGGTTGCTGACATCGTAACCGATTCTGCCCAGTATGAGAATGATAACGTTCTCGATCTCTCCACCTACAACGGTGGTGCTGACCGGTTCAACAGCCCAACTGCTGACGTTGAGGTCCTCATGGATAATGCCAAGGAGCAAGTTCGCTCACAGATCGGTATCTATCCTAACAAGATGGTGATCTCACCTGACGCCTTTAATGCCCTTAAGCGTAACAAGCGTATCCGTGACTTCATGCAGCGTGGCGTACTCGTGGATGAGAAGACCCTGGCTCAGATCTTTGGTCTTGATGAGATCCGCGTTGCCCGTAGACTCAAGCTTGATCCTGCCACAGGAAATCTTGAGAACATCTACAACAACGTTGCTGTTCTCTTCTACCATCCTTCAGGAGCTACCGATGGCTTCATGCCTGCTCTTGATGCCAACTATGGCAACCCTGCTTTCGCCTACACCTATACTCTCAGTGGCTATCCTATCGCCACTCCTGAGCGTTTCAATATTGAGCGTAGAGTATTCACCGGTGACATCCTTGTTGAGCGTAGCTTCGAGCTCGTCGGCATGGGCGAAAACGGCAAGTGCGGTTCTGGCTTCATCTTCAACAACCCCGTTGCCTGAGCCTAACTCACTTATTTCTTCTGAGGCCCCAACCGGGCCTCTTTTTTTTTATGTGTTTATCCCCCCAAGTTTAAAGCTATATATAGAATAGACCAATACTATGCCAAATTCTCCGTACCCAGATAAATTTGGAGTAGCGGATAACTGCAATCCGGCAACTGTTGATTACTTTATTGAAGTCTTTGGATATCAAGAAGCCGTAGAATTGTCAAATATTGATAATCCTACAGGCAATGATATAAACTACGATAAGATTCAGATAGCACTCAACGATGCTGCAACTCTGATAAATAATTACATACTCACTGCTCCGCCTCAAGGCAAGATTCTTATTGCCGGGTCATATCGTCGTACCCAAGCCATCTTGGCACGTTGGTACCTCGATACTCTCCGCCCACGTCAACAAGTCATTGATGCCGCTGAGAAGGCTCTTCAGCAACTTGAGTTATGGGCTGCTAAAGCATCTCCATCCACAGGCCTTAAGTGGCAAGAGGCATATCGTTATTGGGGAAGTGCTTGCTCGATGACAAAAAGTTCCTACCGCAGAGGCAGAAGTTTTACAGAAAACTCCACTAACCGCTGGGTACAAAATGAAGGTGGGAATGATCGTTTCTTCCAGTTCCCACGTAAAGAGGCGATGTCTTCCCCAAGAGTCCACTCAACTGCGTTGGATGGAAGTACACTTGGTATCGAGTCTACTATGTCTGAGTCGACACTTGAGATTAACCAATTAGTTTCTGCCCTTGAATCTACAAGAGATCTATCTGCATTTACAAACACCTCCGATGCTGTAGATCCACAAGATGGCGATACCATTAATGCTACTAATACCACGGAATCTACCGATGGTAACTTTGATAACTACGACGGATTACAAGTAGGAGATACATTCTAATGTCAAATCAAACTTATGGCTATGACCCCTTCAACCCTGCTGCTACAGATGGAGCTGGGTTTTACTTGGTTGCAGATGGGTCTAGTGGAGGATGCTATTACGGAGCCGGATACGGAGTAATAAGTGGAAAGATTGGAGTCTTTCCAGATGGTTCTGAGTATAAACAAGACGCCGCTTCTCTAAGACAATACGTTATCGAGTTAGAAGCCAACCGTAAAATCCAAGATCTATCCAATGTTCGTTTTACTCGTAATGTAAAACCAGGAGATGCCTTGCTCTATAACTATACTACTGGCTTCTGGGAACTTCAAGATTTTATTAGTGGCGGGGAGTTTTGACCCATGCTTTTGGAGATTGAAAACCAACTCCATAGGCGTGTCCATGGCACTCTAGGGCAGAGTGCTGTGGTCATCCGTCTTGCGGAGGAAATCGATGATTCTGGGAGAGTTGCCGAACAGGCGATGATTATCGTCAGTTTTGCGTCAGGGAATACGAGTAACCCACACAAAGGCGCATATATTCCTACTGTTAGGGCCAGAAAACTCAACTATACCGTCACTCTGATCCAGAAGCAGACACAACGGGAAGGACATAGCTTCTCATTACCCATCCTAGACCTTATTGCTGATGCAGTTACAGGATGGGTGCCTGAGGTCCCAGGTCTTGAGTTTCAGACAGGATTTGAACTTGAGAATGAAAGATTCGTCCAAGTAACGGAGGCATCTCAGTTCATTTATGAGCAGACGTACTCTGTAGAGGTATTAATTGCAGATGGAAGATTTTACTCTCAGCCTTGTGCTGCATTTGACCCGATCTCAGTCGAAGACTTTTTACCCAAGAGAAAGTGTCTTTTAACCCCAGAGCAAAGATCAACTGGATTAGCTGTTTGGAGAAGAATAATTACCTCCGAGCAGACTGAAGAGTACATAGTAGAAGATCCAAGGTGTCCCAGAGAAATATCTGATGTCCTAGAACTGACATGTGGTGAAGAACTTAATGGCTCAGCAACTTACAGATTCATTCCAAGATATGCTTATTCGGTTAATAGTAATGGTGAGAGGGTAATAGATAATTCTAAAGTTACTTCTGGAGTTTTGCAAAAGGTATGGAAATGTTATAAAAATAATACTGATTCTTACCCAGATTGGTTTAAGTTAAGAATAGACTCGGGATTATGGAGAAATGAGATTGGAACAGTTCCAAATTCAGACCCATACACGTCAGCATTACAAGAAATCCCTGTACACTTAAATAAAAATTATACTTAATGTCAATGGAAGAACTTTTTCTACAATCTCTAGAACTTCAAAACAATCTTCTAGGTGCCTCTCGACTTGCTCATTGGAATATAGAGGGCAGTGATTTCTATCAATATCACCTCCTCTTTGAGAGGGTCTACGGAATGGTGGAAGAAAAAGTAGATGGTCTAGCAGAGCAAGGAAGAGGACTCGGAATCGAGATTAAAGCAAAGATTTTTAACTCCGTGCCGGAAATTGATTGGTCTACTTCCAAAGACTTATGTGAAAGCCTCTTAGATTTAAATACCTCATTTAAAGAAAGCTTGGAAAGACTTCATGAGGAGGCTGAAGAATCCAAATTATATGGCCTAATTAATGTAATAGAAGATATTTTATCTGACTGTAATATTATTTCTTATCTTCTTACCTCAGTGATTAACGATATTTGATACTTTAAAGCCCCAGGCATTTGCTCGGGGCCATCTTTTTATTCAGTTATTATTTGGTCTTAGTTCCAAGAGATACATACATCATGTACTCCTCTTGAAAGCGGACCTAGATCGCCAAATGACTTTGCCGATAAGTCGATGATCCTACCATGGGCATAAGGTCCACGGTCGGTGATCACTGCTCTCGTGCTACGGCCATTCGCCCTTACCGTAACAACTGTACCAAAAGGTAGCCATTGATGAGCTGCCTGGTTTGACCATGTATCAAACCTACGACCAGATGCAGTAATTTCACCTTGATATCCGTCCCCTAATCCGTAATAACTTGCCCCTCCACATTGTTGTCCGGCTTTTGCAGAAAAAGGAAGGAAAGAGAGACTAGCAATGGCTAGGGTAACTAGTGTTTTTTTCATGAGCTCCGATGTAAAGGACATAATATTCCAGGGTCATCTTTGCAATCTGCAATTGTTTATAGATGAGTTAGAGATACTATGACAACCACCCGTTAAGCAATTTAATAAATTCTTAACAAATAGTTGAATTTAACTTTAAACTGATTGTCAGATCCTTGAGTAAAGCGGACGATTGTCCTTAAGGTTTGAAATCAGTGTCCCGAGGGAAATAGGTCTATGTCCCCCGTTCTCTACTCTACCATGAGAGCGGGGATAACGAGTGGTTGGTTTACCATTTCGTTTTAAAAGCGTAATATTAGGATCTTGTGAGCCCACCCACCTTGCAACTTTTTTCTTTCTCATCATGAGATAGGGTTCTTCAATGAGATACAGAGCGAAACCATACTCTGCCATGAAATAATCATTTATATCTTGAAAATTGTTCAGATTTGGTAATGTTTTCGTAACCATTTATAACTCCATTGGTGAAATGTATTCTGCATGTAGGCCAATATTCCCACTCTCCGTCCCATTGAGCAGGATATACGCAGACGTAGTCTGTGATGTCATGGAGGGTTACTTTACCATGTTTGCCATTTGGCAAGAATTTATACCTAAACAGAGCAGAAATTTTTTCCCCATCATCGACCCAGTTTGGATCCTCGCCAAAATCAAAGGCTTCGCGAGTATCAATTAACCATAACCTCCCACCAGGATCGAGCCAATAGGTACTCATAGTGCCACCTATGCCCCTCTCCATGTCTTTTGTCTGGCACTCTACCTCGGTAAAGGGTTCTCCAAGGTCATAAGATGATCGGAAATAATCAAATAGTCCCAACTTAAACCTCCTTTGTGTTTTTACTTAATCTACCCGGTTTCCATTCTGGCCCAGGGCAATCAAATGCATGTTTACATTTATAACCGTTATTCCACCATTTTTTCCCTAAATTAGCCTTTCTTAATTTTTCTCTAGTGTTTTTTGATACAATTTTTCCTCTATGATATGAACCAATTAATTCTTTTGTTTTTTCTGTGTGCCTTGTTCCTTCTCTAAAATTTCCTACACCTCCGGTTCTTGCCCCTTCACCTCCATCGCTTTTATTACGTAAGATTCCGGTATTTTTATCTTTTCTCCCAAATATAAAGATCATGTATTTCTCATGCTTGAATGCTTCTTCTTCTGAAAGATCTCCTTTAAGAATTAAAATTTTCTCCTTACCAGGTTTACCTACGGGTTTATGCATAGAATCCCAGGCTCTGTTTCCTTTTCCTTTACCTATATAATAAGGGGTTTTATCCTCGCGTAAGTAGGCATAAGTATAATAACAATTTTTACTCATGGTTCTGTTCCTCCTCTAAGTGATTAATTTGGGACATGATGGCATCGATAAAATCCTGCTCCGTCCAAGTATTCAAGACTCTTTCAACCGGATCATTTTCGTCCCATGAAAATGTTAGGGATCCATCACATTCTTCTATGCACTCAATCATGTTACTTGCTCCAGTTGTTGGGTGTAGACATGGTCAAAGAGTTCGTCAAGGATTTCGTTGCAGTCGTGATATTCAGTGCTATTGAGAACTGTCTTTTCGATTTGGTACCGGCGGATGGCGTGGTAAATGAGTTTGTATTGACGTTGAAAAAATTCAGGTTTCATTTTAATCCTCCCAAGGGGCTTTGCGATTCAGTATCTCTTTTAACCTCTCCATTCTAACAGGATCCGGTGGAGAATGGATACGCCGTAACAACTCGTCATAAGCCTCTTCAGAGACCGTAATACGCTCTGGTGGATAGGATCCTTTTCCCCAAAACTCTTCGAACTTTTGTACATATTCCATGTGCTCCCATCCACCACTCAAAGAGCGCCAAAACTCTGGGTAGATGTGATAATCACCGAGACGGAATCTGTCGTGGGAGATTAGACGATACCACCACCAAAATGGGGTATGCTTAATAAATTTATTTGAGATAACCCACTTATTTAAAGAGATTGGGAGGTTCATAGGTCTATAGGAGTGAAATTAAGTTCAAATAATTGATTATTCGCATTGCAATACAAGAGTTTTGGCTCTTTATTTTCTGGGATGTACCACAATAACTGATTCTTGTAGCTATGTTTTTCTAAATCTGGTTTCACAGAACCTCTTCGGAGTTTGTAAATTCCACCATGCATCATTGGAGGGATGTTCAGATTTACTCCACGTTCTCCATCAAATCCAGCTTCAGTTGGAGTCATGTCCATTTTCCCAGTCGTAATTTTCGTTCGGGCGAGTGTGAAGGGCGAAACCAATCATCGTATGGATAAATGTACATTTGATACCATCCACAATTTATCTCTTCGAAAAAAGCGCAGCGGTCGATGTTATCATTATAGTTGATAAATCGAAACGAAATGCCATTACCCCATGCCCACCAGGCCTCCTCAATCCATGCTTTCATCTGAGTAATTAACATAGAGATTATCTCCTCCTATATTGAGATGGAAGATTTGGCCATTATTAAGATAGATCCCAAGCCATACTGCCCGGCCTTGTTCCATGGTTTCATAATGGACCATTTTAATATCCTCTAAGAGGATCTCATCAGGGTTTTTAATAAATCGACTCATGATAAGTTAAAATGCAAATGAGTTTTCCATGTGCCGATAGTTTTCTTCTGTAGCATATTAGCAATCAGGTTTGGCATAAACCTTGTATACTTATCCAAAAACTCTCGCTCTGTAAGTTCATCACATCCACGCAGATAATAATCATTGTTCACAAAGTTTACAAATTTTGCGAACTCATAATCTCTTTCTCCGTCAAGGTCATAGCGACAGATCTGCAACCAGATAGAGCGACCTTCACCAGTAGCACAATAATCAATCACAAAAAACCGATAGAATGGTTTATCCATTATTCTTCCTCACTCGTTTAAGAAATTCATCACTCTGCCGATACAGTCCTTCAATCAAATCCTTGATATCATCAATCGCAATGGAATTATATTCTACATTCATATTTTCGCAGATGAGAGCATCAATCATACATTCCAGAGTCATTGCTTGCATATGTTCTGGGGTGATTGGTGTGCCATGTGGCATTCCAGAACATTCTTCATTGTAGAATTGATTATATCGCTCAAGAATACGATCGCTTCTTTGCTCTCGTTCCCACTCATCCTTCTCGATCTCAGTGAGGCGTAACATGGCATCTCCATGCTTCTCATAAATCTCATCAAGGGTGTCGAGGGCTTTACGCTCTGCCTCACGTCGCTCTGCTTCCTCAAACATTGCGTCGGGATAGGGTTCTTGGTTCCTCATGAGTTGTTTTAATCGTTGTTTGCCGTATTCGGTGAGCTCATACTTTTTGGCTCTAAGCTCTTCCACTTCTTTGTCTGTCAAGTTGACCCATGGCATATCCTCATTCATTATAGGACTCCTTTCTCAAGGCGTCAACCACATCCCAGAGATCTTCACAAAAGATTACAAAGCGACCATGCCCGGGTTCTTGGTGCTCTCGGAGTTGCCTGATTGTGTACTCTAGGATATCGGCAATGCATTTACGATCGAAAGGACTATCATCTAGATCGGAAAAGTTGCCATAGTAGATGTCCATAATCCCCTCGGCCACAGGACTGGGGAGTGAGTCGAAGGGGTTGGGGCGAGAAAGATCATTGCGGTTGTAATCGTAATAATGCTCAGAATGTGTCATTTGTTTCCCTCGCAATAAAGGAAGTATTTGTACTCTGCTGCCTGATGCGGAGCATACCTCACTATATCACATTCTTTGTATTTGTCAACCACTTCAAACGATGAGGAGCTGATTGGTTTATCATCGCCTGTGGAAAGACTAATAACCACAAGGCAAATTATACCGAATACAATAAGGACACTGGCAGTAACACCAACAGCACGGAGAAACTCTTTAAGAGCATACTTATCATCTTCAGTCATTTGATCCCCTTAGCAGTTTTTTGTACACGATCTTTCCATGCCTCAAGTTTCTCAATCCTATTATGAAGTTCGGTGATGATATGTATCAAAGAACGATAATCAATGCTCTCAACATCATCTCCACCTTCCATATCAGCATAATATGAGTATAGGAGTTCTTTTGTAAAGTTTCGTTCAGTCATCGTAGCATCCCCTTAATTTTTTCAAGACAATGATTAAATCCATCCACAAGTAATTCAGTATTTACATTCTGACTTCCTGCTGCTGATTGTTCTTTCGGCAACCAATCTTCTACCAAATCCATAATTTCATCACAGGTATCAATATCATACCCAAGTTCATCTAGCAATCTATTGAAAAGTTTTTGTGCTTGGTGTTGTTTGATCAACTTATCAACTACTTCATCAGTAATACGATACTGGGAATTATCCTTCTTATCCCACTCTACTTCATCATAATACTCTGGTTCATCGGGACAATAAGGTTCATCATACTTCCCCTTTTTTACATCATTGAACCACACACCTTCAAGAAGACGATGAGTTTCACCGTCAGTAACGCGTTCTAACTTCAAATCTAAGTAGGTCTCATGACTGGTTCTCTTATACCAATAAATCTCATCAGGAAATTCAAAACGATAATAAGATTTTTTATTATAAGAAACAACCTCACACTTTCCATCAAATAGAAAGTTCATTCTTGGTTTTGGTTCTTCCACTCTCTTATACTTCACACCCATAATGGTTGCGTAGTCTCCTTCTATAAGAACTTTTGAGATGTCGGTTCCAGTCATTTTGATTTCAAGTTTAGTTTCAGGGCATTTAGTCCCAAGAGTTGCAGTTTCAAGAGCCGGAGAAGGAATACGAAACTTTTCTTCTCCATTGGTTTTGAAGATTAGATCACTCATAGGTCGTAGGGTTGTTGTGGGTCTTTTTTCCAAACTTCTTTGTAAACAATCCAAGGTTCTTCTTGGTGGGTCATTTGAGCAGACCAGTGGTATCCATTCTCATCAACGGCATCCAGATAATGAATGCGGGTCTTTGGATCAATCACTCGTGTGATGTGTGTGAATTTTACTCGTTCCATCATTTTACTCCAAGTTGTTTGAGTTCGTCTTCAGTTAGATTAGCAAGGTCTTTCTTGAGTTGTTGAAATTTTCGTTCCTTTGCTTTTGCTTTTTCTGCTTTTTCTTTCTCCAGTTGTTTTACTCGTTTCTCATACTCTTTGTCGGTTTCTTCACGGAACTTGTAGAGATAATATTCGATGTATCTTTCACCACCATAATCCCATTCATATTCACCCTCAAGTCCCTCCCAACCAGCATCTAATTTTACTTGAAGATAAGCAATAATGTCTTCAAGTTTTCCATCAAAATCTCCACAATACCTTTTAGTTTCTTTAACTTGAATGCGTTTGATAGTCATTTCAGTTCTCCTCCTGATGATGGAATACTTTAGCAAACTCTTCTGCTGCTTCAAAAGACATTTCAGCAGCAAACTTAAATAGTTCCCGTCTTTCTTCTTCGGTTGAACTTTGAGCATTATTCAAGGTTTTCAACCACTCAACATAGAGTGTTTGTCCTAAATCAACAAATCGTTCTTGAGAGAAGTCAGTCATTTCAGGTTCTCCAAAGCATCAATAAAATATTCTACACAATCTTTAGGAATACGAAATTCTGTTGTTTTTGAAAGT